AGATGGCAGGTGGAACTAATGCTTTCGGTTTAACTCAAGCACAGGTTGATGCAAACTTTGCTGCTATTGACTTTTCAAATATTTTTCCAAGTGGATTCACAGCGTTTGCAAATGGCGGCATCGTAACAAGTCCGATGATGGGGCTGGTTGGTGAGGCTGGCAGTGAAGCAATAATTCCTCTTGATCGTTTGGGTGAGTTCGGTGGACAAACAATCAACATCACTATCAATGCTGGTATCGGTGTGGATGCTGCTGCTGTTGGTGATGAGATTGTGAATGTGTTGCAACGCTACAACCGTAGGAATGGTGCATTACCGTTGAAGGTGGCGTAATGGCTACAACAATGGCATGGGGTGAAGAAATCCAAGTAATCATGGAACTTGGGTTTCCTGTAAATGTGTTCACACTTGACAGCCTTGAAGATGGAATTTTAGATGATGATTCTCTTGGAGGAACTTTAATTGGTGATGATGTTGCCGAATATGTGCAAAACATTTCTATTAGTCGTGGGCGTTCCGATCAGTTACAAAACTTTAACGCTGGCACAGCAACAATAACTTTGCTAAACAATGATCGCCGTTTTGATCCGATCAATCAGGATTCACCATATTGGGATGTTTCAACAGGTAAATCGGGTGTTACACCACGCCGTAAAGTAACAATCAAATCTAACGGTGTACCAATATTCATTGGGCGTATCACCGATATTGATGTTGTCTATAATCCGCAACGATCAACAGCGTCTATAGATAACTCAACCGTTGTGATCACGGCAGCAGATGACTTCGTGCTATTGGCAAACACTTTTATTGGCAATCCGATCACACCTGTTGCAGAACTGTCTGGCACACGGGTAACAACAATTCTTGATCTACCTGAAGTGGCTTACCCTGCAAGCCGTAACATTGATGCTGGTTCAGCAACATTGGGTGGTGGCGCAACTTTTGATATTGCTGCGAACACCAATGTTCTTTCCTATCTACAGAATGTAGCGTTGTCTGAGCAAGGCTATTTCTATGTTGCTGCTAATGGTGACATCACTTTTACGGATCGTGTGTCAGCATCATTTTTTACTGTTTCAGCAACTTTCAGCGATCAAGCAGGAATCAATTTGCCCTATACGGGGCTGCAAGTTTTGTATGGGCAAGAGTTCCTTTACAACAAAGTTGTTGCCTCTGTTGAAGGTGGCACAGATCAGACCGCTAATGATGTGGCTTCACAAACTGAATATGGTATTTCTACTTTGAATCTTTCAGGGTTGTTGTTGGCGGATGATGCGGCTGCGAATACTTTGGCTGTTGATTTGTTGTCACGATACAAAGAACCTGTGTACCGTTTTGACAAACTGCAAACGATCTACAACTTTTTGGATTCGGGGCAGCAAACAGATGTAACTAATTTGGATATCGCTGATGTTATTGAAATCACCCGAACCTATCCAACTGGCAGCCCTGCTTCCGTCACTTTGCCTTACAGCATTGAATCTGTGAAACATTCTATTACCCCGTCAGATCATAGGGTTGAGATAGGCTTGGCTGTAGCAGATTTGCTGTTTCCATTTATTTTGGATGATGCCAGTTTCGGTGTCATGGATAGCACGAACGCTTTACAGTAGAGTACACTCGGAGGCACTATGGCAGGCGCAGGCGCAAAACTCTTTAACAGCGGCGATGTACTTACGGCTGCACAAGTAAACACATACCTGATGGATCAGGCGGTGATGCGGTTCGCTAATGAGGCTGCACGCACAGCCGCTTTCGGTGGTGCAGGCGAGCCAGTTTTGGCGGCAGGTATGGTTACTTATCTGATTGATACTGCAAGCGTTGAGGTGTATAACGGTAGTGCTTTTGTTGCTATCGGTGGTGGCGCAGACATTTTACAAGTTCAAGTGTTTTCTTAGGAGATAACAGATGGCAACATTTACTAAACAAAAACTGTCAGGTTCAACTGACGGTCTAGGAATCAAAGTCACTGGTACAGGTACGGGTTCAACTGTGACGGTTCATACCGCTGTTGCTGGTACAACGGTTGGAACTTTTGATGAGATTTGGATTTATGCGGTGAACACTTCTGCATCGTCAGTCAAACTTACGATTGAGTGGGGTACGGCTACTGCTGCTGACGGAAACATTGAAGTAACTGTTTTACCTGAGGCTGGTTTGGTAACAATAATCCCAGGTTTGATTTTGCAGAACGCTAAAGTGGTGAAGGCTTTTGCTGGTACTGCTGATGTTATTTTGCTTACTGGCTTCGTTAATGCGATCACGGCGTAAGTTATGCCTATTCCTTCAGGATATACAAGCGGTCAAGTAGTACAGGCTGTACCAACAGGCATTAACTCTGCGTTGGTGCTTATCAAGACACAGACTATTGGCACAACAGTTTCTAGCGTTACTGTGTCTGATGCGTTTAGTAGCACTTATGACAATTACAAAATTATTGTGAGCGGTGGAGTAGCAAGCAGCAACAGTCAATTTACTTTGACTCTCGGTGCAACGACAACAGGTTATTATCGTTTCGGAACTTACGGTTTTTACGCATCTGCAACTGTTAATGGAATTAACACAGCAAATGGTTCAGGTTGGCAAGACGCAATAGCAATATCTACTGCAACTTTGACAGGCACAGTTGAATTAATTGCACCTAATTTGGCAAAAGTAACTACTTATAGTTCAATTTTGGCAAAACCAACTAACGAATATTCTTTGGCGAGTGCAGGATTTTTAGACAATACGACACAGTACACCGCCTTTACTTTTACTTGTGCAGGCGGAACAGTAACAGGCGGAACTATTCGTGTGTACGGATACACAAACAGTTAGGTGATGAGATGACTTACAAGATTCAGATTGATGATGTTGTTCGTGATGCGACAGCAGAGGAAGCCGCTTTGATTGAAGCGCAACGAGCCGAAGCCGAAGCACAAGCCGAGGCGCAAGCCGCTAAGCAGGTTGCTCGTGAAGCGTTGCTGACCCGTTTAGGTATTACTGCTGATGAAGCGCAACTGTTGTTGGGGGCGTAATGCCTAGGACTCGTGACACGGGGTACATTTCCGCATATCCAGTAATCGTTGGCTACGCAGGTGGAACATTTCTTGGTGCAGATTTTTTGCTTATTGGTGGCGGCGGCGGCGGTGGTCAAGGTCTAACAGGCAGTTACAACGGTGGTGGCGGTGGCGCTGGCGGTTATCGCACAAGTATTGTCGGTGGAACTAGACCGACTGGCGGTTTTGATAATCCGATTCCATTGCAACGAGGTGTGACTTACACGATTACTGTTGGTACTGGTGGTGCAACTAATACGATTGGTGTAGCAAGTTCTATCGCAGGTTCAAATATAAATACTGTTACTGCTTTGGGTGGCGGTTTCGGTGCTGGTGCTGTCGCAGGTTCAGGTGTTGTAAATGGTGGTAGCGGTGGCGGTGGTAGAGGTGGTGTAACAACTAATACTGCCAACTTGGGTACTACAGGTCAGGGTAATAATGGTGGCGTAGGCGAGGGTGGGTCACCATTTATGGGTGGTGGTGGTGGTGGTTCAAGTGCAGCCCCAACAGTCGCAGGTACAGGTGGCGCAGGTATTGCTTCAGATATCACAGGGACATCGGTTACTCGTGCTGGCGGTGGCGGTGGCGGCGGCGGTACAGGCGGTTCAGGTGGCGGTGGCGGCGGAACTGGCGTGGCAGGTACAGACAACACAGGTTCAGGTGGCGGTGGAAACACAGGTACAGCAAATGGTGGTGCTGGCGGTTCAGGTTTGTGCATTATTCGGTACACAACTTCTGATGCAAGCGGAATAACAATTACCGCCACAAGCGGTACAAGTAGCATCAGTGGTCTTTACACAGTTTGGACTTTCAATAGCACTGGAACTTTGGTGCTGGCATGATTCTTTCTGAGGAATAAGTGCGTGGTACACGCTGGCTGATATTTGCGCCAGTAGCAATCTTGGCGTTGTTTAGCAGTGTCACCCACGCTGAACCGATACAAGGATTGAACACAACTTATTACACGATTGACGAGATACCGCCAGTTCAGTCCACTAACGAATATGAGGAATGTGGTAGCGAGTTAGAAAACAACATCAACCGTTCGTATGACGGCGAACCATTTGAGAACTGTACGGGCGACCTGTTCATGGTTCACATGCAGGGCTACATTGAGATACCTGAACATGAAACGATTGAGTTTTGGTTGGCTTCTGATGATGGTGGTGAAGCAACTATTGGTGGTAACACTTGGGGATCATGGGCTGATCAGGGTTGTTCGGCTTGGCAGTCAGGAAACTTAACGCTTCAGGCTGGCAGTGTTCCGCTAGAGGTTTGGATGTACGAGAACGGCGGTGGCACTTGTTTGATGTTGGCGTGGAAGATTGACGATAACGAGTGGGAGATTGTGCCTGATTCTGCTTTCACAACCGAACCGTACACACCAGATACGACTGTGCCTATAGAGACAACAGAAGTATCAACAACACTAGAAACAACGACCACGATCCCATCCACCACAACATCTAGTTCAACCATTCCCGATGTGCAGACAACGGTTGCTGAGACTTCAACAACTTCCGCATCCACGACTTCATCCACAACAACAACAACCACAACGACAACCAGCCCCATAGAGGAAATCCAGCAACCCACCACAGGAACAACGACATCAACAACATTCGTTGAGCCTACGCCTGAAACAACTGTTGTGGATACCACGCTGCCTGAAGTGACCACAAACGCTACTGATCCTCCAGCCGATACCCTACCGTTTGTCACGATTACAAGCCCACCAGAGCCGCCTGAGAGCCTCCCTGAGCCTTCCGAAACTACCGAACCAGTAGAGCCAACCCCCACAACTTTACTTTTCCCTGATGGCACACAGCCACCACAGGAGATATCGGATGAACAGTTTGATGCAGCCCTAGATGATTTGGATGGGGCGTTACCTGATCAGATAACAGCGATTGTGGACACATTGTTGGAATCAGATTTGTCTAGTGATCAGGCAACAGAACTGGTCACAAATGTTCAAGTGCTAACAGCCCTAACATCTGATCAGGCAACACAGGTGTTTGCAGAGATTCAAGAAACACAACTTACGGAAGCGGCAGCAGAAACGATTGCGGAAGCCCTAAACAATCCTGATGTACCACAAGAAGTCAAAGAAGCCTTTGAAGATGAGATCAACATTTTTGGCAACGATGGTTTCTCAGGGTATGTGCCTGTTGATTCCAATGTTTCTGTGGCTGTTAGACGCACGATTATTGCAGGCACTACAGTTCTTGTGGCAATGCCACCACCATCTGCAAGGCGTAGATAATGAAACAATATTTGACTGACAATGTTTGGGTGTGGGCTGGCACTGGTTTAGTGCTGCTCACCCTTTCTGGAACTACTTTGCGGCAGGCGTTGGCTATCACTTGCGTAACTATTCTGATACATTCGTTAGCAACATTCCTCAAAAAAGGTGACACAGAATGAAAAAAG